CGTTGGTCTGCCGAACGCTTCCGTGGACTCATGTTCCAGATCGAACGTGAAGCCAATGCGATTGCTAAGGACACTCGACGCGGTAAGGGTAACTTCATCATCTGCTCGTCAGATGTTGCTTCTGCTCTCGCAATGGGTGGCTTCCTCAATATCTCACCAGCCCTTAACGTCAGCCTTAATGTTGACGATACTGGCAACACCTTCGCTGGTGTTCTCAATGGTAAGATGAAGGTTTACATTGATCCATACGCTGGATCACGAAACTTCATCTGCGTAGGTTACAGAGGTTCTAGTCCCTATGATGCTGGTATGTTCTACTGTCCATACGTTCCACTACAGATGGTTCGTGCGGTTGGTGAGGACAACTTCCAGCCTCGCATCGGGTTCAAGACTCGTTACGGAATGGTTGCCAACCCCTTCGTTGGAACCTTCGGTAGTAATAACCAGATCGATACCACTGGTATTAACCAGTACTATCGTGTCTTCGAGGTTCTTAACCTCCACGGTCAGAACGCACCACTCGATCCTTGAGTCTAGTTCTAAGATAGCATAAGACACAGCCTCCCTCACGGGGGGCTGTGTTTTTTTGTATACATACTTTATTGGGAGAATATTATGGCACGCAAAGCACCAGATTCTGTAAACTATCTAAAGAACAATGGTTTTAAGTTTGAGATTCCTAGAATTCCAAACATAAACTTCTATATTCAGCAGGCAAATATTCCATCAATTGGTGTAGATAACATAGAGACTAAAACACTATACGCTCAATCTGTAATTGGTACAGGAGGCAAAATCACATATGGTTCATTGACCCTTTCTTTTATAGTAGATGAAGATATGAGCAACTATTTGGAAATTTTTAACTGGATAAGGGGAGAAGTTCCTGTAGAAAAATCTCCACCATTGCGTGATCCTAAATCATTAGCAAATGGTATTTTAGTAGTTATGGATAATAAAAGCAGACCTAACATAGAAATTCAATATCAAGATATTTTTCCAATTAGTCTAGATGAAATTGGATTTGATTTGACAACCACCGATCCGGACCCTATAATTATAACTACAGAGTTTAAATTTACTGGATTGAAAATTACTAAGTTATGAACCTAAATGATATTCGTGAGATGGTCAGTAAAGACCTAGAGATGGATCGAACAGAACTGGATATCGAGTCCATCAAAACACCCCAACTACATAACAAGTATCTCATCCTATTCACGGATGAGACTTTGTTGTATAAGAAAATGCAATCAGAATATAAGACTTTGCGAAAGAATAAGTGGCTATATTACACTGGTAAAATGGGCAACGATGAACTGAAACAAAGAAACTGGGAACCATTTCCACTCAATGTTCTTCGAGCCGATATTGATCAGTTCATTGAGTCCGACCGTGAACTGATCATTCAATCTCATCGTCTTTCTCTACAAGAAGAAAAGATGAAATACCTAGAAGGTGTTGTGAAGATTATCAACAATCGTCAATGGTATATCCGTTCCGCAATCGACTGGGCTAAATTCTCTAACGGCGGGTGACTCACTCATATACATATAGTATATGAGTGATATTTCTGTTCTACATCTAGATTCTGTATATGTGAAACTAGACTGTGAAAGATCAGTAGCAAAAGAGTTATCTGATTTCTTCACTTTCAAAGTGCCCAATCACGAGTTTAGTCCCGCATACAAGAAAAAGATCTGGGATGGCACTATCAAATTATTCAGTCTGTATAAGCAGACTATCTATCGAGGCTTACTTGATTATGTTATCCAGTTTGCGAAAGATAGAAACTACACAATACAACTAGAAGAAACGCTGAAGGACTCTCTACCGTCCTCAGAGTTCTCTCAGAGCGATGTTACAGACTTTATCGAGTCTCTGTCTATCGTAGTAAATAATAAAGCAATTAAACCACACTTACATCAAGTGAATGCTATCCAACACGCACTGAACACCAAGAGATGTCTCCTGCTGTCTCCTACTGCGTCTGGGAAGTCGCTGATCATCTACACGTTGATGCGTTACTATATGGAACTGCTCCCTCCAGATAAGAAGTTGTTGATCATTGTTCCAACCACAGGCCTAGTATCACAGATGCTCGAAGACTTTAAAGACTACTCGTCTAATGACGATTGGGATTGTATGTCAAATTGTCACCAAGTGTTTAGTGGGCAGTCAAAAGAAACAGACAAGAGAATTATAATCTCAACTTGGCAAAGTTTGTATAATATGCCAAAAGAATATTTTTCTAAATTCGGTTGTGTTTTTGGAGACGAATGCCATTTGTTTAAAGCCAAATCACTTTCGACTCTAATGTCGAATCTAGATGACTGCTATTACCGAATAGGAACAACAGGAACTCTCGACGGAACACAGACACACAAACTTGTAATCGAAGGACTCTTTGGTAGAGTGTTTCAGGTTACTACAACCAAGACGCTAATGGATAAAAAACTCCTATCGACTTTGGATATTAACTGCCTTGTGCTACAATATACTAAGGACGAGAAAGAGTTTATGAAGAGAAAAAGATATCAGGATGAAATAGAATGGATTGTTACTCACGAGAAGAGAAATAAGTTTATTGCCGAACTAACCAACAGGTTAAAGGGTAATACTCTAGTCCTCTTCAACTATGTGGAGAAGCACGGGAAGCCGTTGTATGAATTGATTAGTCAAGGAGATAAAGAGACTTTCCTCATACACGGAGCAACAGATGTCATACAACGGGAAGAGATTCGCAAGATCGTTGATAAGAAAACTAATTCGGTTCTGGTTGCGTCTTACGGAACCTGCTCTACTGGCATTAATATTAGGAATATTGATAACATTATTTTCTCTAGCCCTTCTAAATCTGTTGTAAGAGTTCTTCAAAGTATTGGTAGAGGATTGAGAAAATCTGATAGGAAGAATAAAGTTAAATTGTTTGATCTTTCAGATGATCTCAGTATAGGAAAATATGAAAATCACACATTTCGTCATCTAGGAGAAAGAATCAAAATATATACTAATGAGCAGTTTGATTATGAGTTATCTAAAATTCATTTAAGGAGATGATTATGAACGAAAAACTAGAAAGTAAAATCATCAGATTAAATAATGGGGAAGATGTAATAGCAAAAATAATTAAATCAGATAAGAAAAATCTTACACTTAGTAAGCCCTTTATCTTTAGAACACATTCAGTCCTCGACCCAAGGAATGGAATGAAGAAGGATGTAACTATGCTTCAGAGTTGGTTGTCCTTCGTAGATAGTGATGAAATTACCATCGCTCAGAATAATGTTCTTGCCTTTCTTTCACCCACACCTGAGACAGAAAAACTATATGACATAGAGAAAGAAAGAGAAGAGTTTCTTAAAAAGCAAAGAAATGTAATTAATTATAATGATGAAAAAGGTAAACCTTTGGCACATCCCAATGATGATTTAATGGGTAAAAATAGTATGAACCCTGATGCTGAATCTACTATTAAGAAATTATATGATGATCTAGCCGATCAAATGGATGGTGTTGATGGACTAGAAGATCTGGATGAAGATGAGATGCAAGAGTTTATTGTGATGACTCTTATGATTCCACCTGATGTGTTGAAGAAAATGATAAGTGAAGGCATCATAAAACCAGAACAAATGTCAGAGTTTTTGTTTGATCACATGAACTCCGAAAATATATCAGAGGACTACACTGGGGATGATAAAAATCATCCAGACTTTGGCAATAGGTTGACTGATTGGAGTTCGGATACCGACGAATACCTTAACTAAGGGGACCACATGGACAGAGAAGTCTTGCTCCTGAACGCTTCCGAGGAAGTATTAAACGTGATCGATTGGAAAAAAGCAGTTGCTCTATTAGAGTCTGGTAAGGCTATTAGACCTTACTCATTCTCTAGAACATATAAAATCAAAACACCTAGAGGAACTTATCCTTTACCACTTGTTTTAGTTTTACTTAAATATGTTCTAACACCACATCAATCACATCTACCTACTCGAAAGAATATTTTCAAAAGGGATAAGTGGACATGTCAGTATTGTGGTAAAAAAAGTAAGAGTGGAAAAGTATTAACAATAGATCACGTCACTCCCAGTTCAAGAGGTGGAGATTCATCTTGGACTAATCTCACAACGGCATGTTCTCCTTGTAATACAAAAAAGGGAAACAAGAAACCCAAAGAATGTAACATGCCCCTGATTTCTAAACCAATAAAACCAAAGCATTTAGAAATGGAACTTGCTGCTATTACCGAGGAATTATTGAAAATTTGGAAGAGATGGATTCAACACACTTAGTATAACCGGTGTTTCTAGAGGGATTCTTTTTCGTCTTCACAAGTGAAATTATATGGGTAAACTGAAAGTTGTCAAGAACTTTCTTGACTTATTTTTTAATCGTGGTATATTATGTGTAAAGGAAGTGTAATCCTATGGCGAAAAAACCAACTAATCATTATATTGATAATAAATTATTCTTTGAGAAGATGTCTGAGTGGAAAGAACTAGTCATTCTCGCTGAAGAAAGTGGTGATCCAAAGCCTCCAATGACAGAGTATATTGGGACTTGCTTTATTAAGATTGCCACTAATCTAGCAATGAAGCCTAACTTTATGAACTATACATTCGTTGAAGAAATGATTGGAGATGCTATTGAGAATTGTATTCTCTACGCACATAACTTCAATCCTGAGAAGTCAACGAATCCTTTCTCATATTTTACACAGATTATCTACTATGCCTTTCTTCGCCGTATCGAAAAGGAAAAGAAGCAGTCGTATGTTAAGTTTAAGATGATTGAAGAGGGAGATCAGTCTGGTGGAATTTATAAGTGGTTTAAAGAAAACTACTTTGATAAGAATCCAGATCAGGCAATGAAGGAATTCTTTCAACTTAATGATAATGATCTAAAGAAGTTTCAGCCAAAGAAGAGTAAGAAGAAAACTCAAGCCGGCTTGACTTCTTGTTTTGAGGATGTAAATGAAGATAGCAATAATCTCTGATTCCCACTTTGGGGCGAGATCAGATAGTCAAATATTTTTAGATTACTTCACAGACTTTTTCCGTGAGCAGTTCTTTCCTTATCTAAAGGAGAATAACATTGATACTGTTCTCCATCTAGGCGATCTTATGGATCGTCGAAAGTTTGTTAACTTCAATACTTTAAGTGCCGTTCGTAATGAGTTCATGGAGCCACTGCTTCGTAATGGTATTACGGTTCATTGTATTTTAGGAAACCACGACACGTTCTATAAGAACACCAACGATCTTAATTCTGTTAATGAGTTGTTCGGTGATCGATACTCAAACTTTTTCATCTATCAAGAGCCTACTGATCTAGAATTTGATGGCGTTACAATTGGCATGGTTCCGTGGGTAAATAGTGAGAATCGTGAGGGGACACTTGGGTATCTTAAGAACACGAAGAGTAATATTATCTGCGGTCACTTTGAACTGAATGGTTACGAAGTAATGCGAGGACTACCATTCGACGGTGGTATGTCGGATGAATGCCTTCGCCGTTTTGATATGGTTCTCTCTGGTCATTTTCATAGTCGAAGTGTTCAGAACAACGTAACTTACCTAGGCACTCAATATCAAATTACGTTTAGTGATCTCAACGACCGAAAAGGTTTTCATGTGTTTGACACAGAGACACGGGAATTAGAATTTGTAGAGAACCCACGAAAGAAGTTCTTTAAGATTTCGTATGATGATAGTAAAGACTTTGATATAAGCAAATTCCCATTCAAGGAATATAAAAATGCCTATGTGAAACTCTTTGTTGAGAATAAAACTAAACCATATTTGTTTGACAGATTCCTCGACAACCTGTATGATGTGCCTGTCTCTAATGTTACAGTGGTTGAAGACTACGGTGGTGAAGATGAACTTGAAGAGGATGTCGATCTGTCTCTGGACACTGTTTCTATTATATCGAATGAGGTCAACGATATGAAAGAACTAAATGTTGAGCAGAAGACAAAGTTAAAAATTATGATTCGTGATTTGTATATGGAGTCGTTGTCTGTATGATTGAATTTAAGACTGTCCGATTTAAGAACTTCGGTTCGTTCGGAAATTATTTCACAGAAATATATTTAGATAAGTATCCAATGGTTCTTGTATCAGGATCGAACGGACAGGGTAAGTCTTTTGCCCTGCTCGATTCTATTACATTCGGTTTGTTTGGTAAGCCTTTTCGTAAGGTGAATATTCCACAATTAGTAAACAGCATCAACCAGAAGCATTGTATTGTTGAGGTTGAGTTCTCTATTGGTAATGATGAATACAAAGTTCGACGAGGCCTTGCTCCGAAGATTTTTGAGATTCATAAAAACGATGTCATGTTACATCAAGATGCCAAGACAAAAGATTATCAAAAAATGCTTGAGGAACAGATTCTTAAGATGAACTACAAGTCATTCACTCAAGTGGTGATTCTTGGTAGTTCATCTTTCGTGCCTTTCATGCAGTTGCCTGCCGCTGATAGGCGAGAAGTCATTGAAGATATTCTAGATATCCAGATATTCTCCACAATGAATACACTTGTGAAGAGTAAGTATTCAGAAATCAAAGTAAGTATTGGCATCATAGATCAAAGGATTGAGATCATTCGGGAGAAGGTTTCTGTTCACAAGAAGATGATTGAAACTTTACAGAAGCAGAATGAAGAGAATCTAGAAGTGATCATGACAGATGTTAAGAACACCGAAGATAACATTAAAGATTTAGAGTATAAGATTGTTTCTTTACAGGTAAGTGTTGATAGTCTCTTACTTAAATTGAATGATCAGGATGAAACACAAAAGACATTTCGTGATCTAACGAAAAAAGTAAATCAAACAGAACAGATGCTCAATCGTCTAGAGAAGGAAATGAAGTTCTATACAGAAAACGATAACTGCTCGACTTGTCGTCAGTCTATTGCCGAAGATCATAAGAATAAAATATGTTCAATGATCAACGAAGAAAAAGAATCCAAGACTAAAGATAGAAATGCCTTTGATGTAAGTCTTAATAATGTTGAGAAACAACTAAATGAATATACTAATATCCTTAGTGAAGTTAGGGAAAAGGAAAAGGAAATTAGTAACCATAATACTACGATTCGATCCAACCAAAGTTATATCACAAAGAATCAAAAAGAATATACTAGACTAATGTCTGTTGATAAAGAGAACCTAAAGGAGAAAGATCTTCTCAAGGATCTTGCCAAAGAAGGTAAACATCAGGTAGAAAAACAACAGACAATGAAGGAAGATAAAGTTCTAATGGAATATTCTATGGCACTACTAAAGGACAGTGGGATCAAATCTAAGATCATCCGACACTACCTTCCCACTATGAATAAACTTATTAACAAGTATCTAACTGTTATGGATTTCTTTGCCCAATTTAATCTAGACGAAAACTTCAATGAAACTATCAAGTCTAGGCATCGAGATGACTTCAGTTATATGAGTTTTAGTGAAGGCGAAAAACTTAGGATTGATTTAGCCATACTACTAACATGGCGAGAGATTGCTAGGTTGAAGAATAGTGCCAACACTAACCTGTTGATTCTGGATGAGGTGTTCGATTCCTCTTTAGATTCAGGGGGAACGGATGAGTTTATGAAACTACTTCATAACCTTGGTTCACGATGTAATGTTTATATTATTAGCCACAAGGCAGATCAGTTATCCGATAAGTTCAATAATATGATGGTCTTTAACAAGAAGAATAATTTTAGTAAGTTGAAGATAGTATGAGTCTATTCACAGAGACAGCAGAAGACTACCTCACGCTACTTGGTGATTGGACTGATCCTCTCCCTCCTCCCGTCTTGGAAGAGCATGAGGGGTTCCTCATCGTCCGTGACGATCTCATTGGTGGTGGATCGAAGATGAGGTTCGCCGACTACTTGATTCGTTCGCAGCCTGATATCAAAGAGTGGGTGTATGGCAGTTCGCCGGCAACTGGTTACGCCCAGATATCACTGGCACATCTATGTACTAAGTATGATAAGAAGGCAGTCATCTTCATGGCAGATCGTGCTGTGGAAAAAAGACACTCTTATCAGTTGCAAGCAATCGAAGCAGGTGGTATAATGCGTTGGATTCCTAACGGAATGCTCAGTGTTACGGAAAAAAGGGCAAGAGACTATGTTGCAGAAGATCCAACAATTCGCAGATTACTTCCTATTGGGTTTGAACATCCTATTGTTATCGCTTCCATTATTCGGGTGGCTCGCGGTATGGATGTTTCTCCATCTGAAGTCTGGACGGTAGGCTCAAGTGGCACACTCACCAGAGGATTACAACTCGCATGGCCCAAAGCAGACTTTCATTGTGTGCGTGTGGGACATAGTGGCAAATATGGAAGAGCAAAGATCTATGAAT